GCCGTAGTTCTTCCCGATCTTACCCAGGGGCGAGCTGGATAGACCGTAAGAGTGGGCTGCGAGGCCCACCAGGTACTCGCTAACGGGGCTAGGCCACTACCTGAAAAGGACGAATACGACTCGGATATACGGGCCGAGAGTAGAGTAGCGCGTAGAGTAACGTAGCACACGCGCGCTGCGCTTAGTATACTAGATCGCAATATGGGACTGGAGGAGTAATATTATAACACACTTAGCATACCCCAAAGCGCATAGCGTGTAAAGGACACTGTTTTGAACGTAGGCATGTGACATCTTGTCTATTAGTGTTATATGATAGACTACAAAGTATTGGGCCCGGGGGATACATAGCCTGGGTGTGCAACGGAATGGACCTAGTTTAGACTAGGACAGGTGTACGCGTGGGGGGGCGTACGCAAATGAGGAGGCAGTACGGTAGCGTGTACTGCTGGAGGAGCATCAAATCTCCTCAATGGTAAAAGAGCAGGGCCACTTACTCTGTTTCCCGGGTAATACTCGCAGCCTACCGTCGAGTACCGGTGCTAAGTGAAGGAACAAAAGAAACCAAGGGGCAGGAGGTCGCCTAACAACAGAAGACCGTACTGTATTCTCCAGTACTAAAATAGGGAGAAAGGGACTCATCCCACAAGTAATGAGGGCGCCCAGCCAAACAGGGAAGAACACTGATGTCGTGATCGACTATGCGTATATGAGGATCGGGAAGCAGATTAAGCTATACTCGTCCAAAGCAGCCAACCGCAAGGTTCACGCTCTCAAGGGTAACACTTCTTGGTGGTTCAGGAAACCAGCAAAACCGGATTACGGAGAACCAGTCGTCGTGGACCGCCCGGCAGCTTTGCCTGAATGGAGTCATCCGTATGGTGCGTTGCTGGTCAACCCCGGGAATACGCCGCAGTCTGTAAATTGGTTTGTATCCTACTTCCAGAACCAGCTGGCCGACGACAACATCTACTGGGACATAGACGTCCAACTTAGAGCAGCGATTGCGAATATGGACCACATTGATCCTAACTCCCAGGGCCAATTCTCATTTGAATTTGGTGTTGGTGCGGTGGTTGAAGATCCGATGCAGGGAACTAGTGTGACTGAGGATTTTTGGAATTACGGTTTCCAGAATGGGAAGTCAAACGTGGCATGGGGAACCGGGACACTATCCTGGGGCTCTTTTGCCTCTGATTTCACAATTCGCAACGTCAAGTTATCGAACGGTGGTGTCCCCAACCCGGTCGCTTTCTGGGTAACGGCTCCGAACACTTGGTACGTTCAGGGAAGTACGCAACCGCAAGTCAGTTTCTCCTGGGTTGCAAATCCCCGTATTGCAAGCCGACACGTAGTCGTAGACGGAGGGGGGATCAATATCACAGGTGGTACCGTAGGCGTATCCGGGTCAGTATCCGTAACCGGAGACGTCAGTGTCACAGGAACAGTGAACGCTCGCACGTACGCGAGGGAACCCGATACGGGCGAGTTCGTGCCGATCGACGCCCTAAACAGGGCGTCAGAGGGCGATCCTACTAGATACTCTCTAACTACCGACGTACAGGCCGAGACACCCGTCAAAGTCAAAGTGTACGGTGAGCACACCGATCTACTCGACGCCAAGACTACCGTACCCATCTCCACCTATGAAACTATCATAGGTGGCAAGAGCTACTACTCACTCGATACCTCATCCCACACATTTGGGGTCACGGGGGACGGTTGGTCGCCAGTCCAGACGTTAAACTCAGGCAACAAGACCGGGTTGGCATCATACGGTATTAACCCTACGACGGACCCAGTGCCGGTGGATCTGAGACAGGTGGTTGTTCCAGCCGGATCATATCTTCCGATAGCCGGTACACTCAACCCAGGCGCCACTCCGTTGGCCGTCGCGGCCGTGGGAATAGTCGGATCTGTTACGACAGTCGGGGCGGTAGCCGAGGTAGCTCAGGTTACGTCCGTCGCCAACGTTGCCACTGTGGCGACGGTAGGAGCAGTATTCCAAGTGAATGAGTCTCGCTCCTTCATACATGACCCGACAACTGATACCTGGAAGAAGCTGGGCGACGATCCACTTCAGACTTCAGTCACCGGCACGGTTACAGCGGCACTGTCCGGACCGGTCGATGCACACAATCACGTCTGGGACACCACCCTGCAGCCACCAGCGTGGGTAAAGGAGGGAGAGAGCGGAGTCGTGCAAACTGTGAACACGCACAATTATGTGTGGGACTCGACTTCACAACCCCCATCGTGGGTAAGAGAGGGCGAGAGTGGAGTCACTCCGACCGTGAACTCACAGAACTACGTCTGGGACCAGACGCTTCAGCCCCCCGCTTGGGTTAGAGAAGGAGAGAGTGGTAATGTTCCTACAGCTAACGTCAACGTGCAGTCGATTGCTGCGCAGTCCGCCCCCCTCTGGTTCTCCACTGTCAAGCCTGGCGTACCAGCTATTCAGCCGACAAGATCTGGACAATCGGAGATTGGTATGCTAGGAGCTGGTGCAAGCAAGGGAGACGGCCCGTCTTTCAGAGGGTCACTGTCTACCGAGGACTACGTTGGGGCGCTCGAGTTAATGGGTCTCAAGCCTAGTTGCGTGCCTGACTTCTGTTCCGCGGACTTTATGAACAAGTTCAAGCTTGCAGTTGCTACGCGCAGACTGAGGGCAGACTTGAGGCGAAGGGGCTCCAGGGCCGTTACATATGAGATGGAGCCTATGGATATCGGACTCCTTGGAGCCGGGAACAGCAAGGGTGATGGTCCATCTGTCGGGAGCAAGCTATCACCTCGCACAATGCAGAGGCCTGACGAGGGTTTGGAGAGAGCAGCGCCGCTTGAGCGCACTCATGAGGTGACGCTCATCCCCACCATACACTGTGAGAACGCCTATGAGGTACTTGACGAAGTCAATCTGTCAGAACAGACTTCGAGCCTCTTAGCCGCTGCCAACGTGGATATTGCCGGTCTTGAGGATAGCGGGCATCACGTGCTTGCATCGTACATTGGCCATCTGGCACTAGGTCGTGACATGCCTGGTTCCCGCATCAGCGCCTACCCATCAAAGGATAGGAAGCAGAGGAAGGAAGAGAAGAGGGAGAGCGAGTCAAGTTCTTCGGGCTCATCTAGTGAGGACGAAGGAAAGAGGAAGCCACCAAAGAATAAAGAACAGCAGGAGAAGGACCAAGCTGGTGCGCTCGAGAGAATCACCTCAGCAATCTCTTCCCCTGAGGAACTACTCTCTTGGTTATATACACACAGATCGATCTCGCCCACGTGGCGTCGCCAGGTCGTCAGTTCGGCTCTGAAGCAAAATAAAGAATGGGAGGGTGACGTATGCGTACTACTCATCGAGACACTGTTAGCGAACGGGGACTCTGATCGTTGCCCGAAGGATTGCTTTAAGCGTATGATCGACACAGTGACGTCAGGGAGACACTCCCAGTTCCAGTCCTTAAAGAGGGCTTGCCAACGTATACCTCTAAGTGAGTTGTACGACGCTTTCGAACGTATCGAAGGCGAATTCCCGCCAGCCATGCGGCTAGTGTGCATCGAGACGAATCCGGGGCCATCCTGGGTGAGAGATTTAACCGAGGAGGGCATCGAGCCTAACCCTGGACCAATGGATGAGATGCCCGATACTATGGAGGGCTGCGAGCGCTGCCCACATACGAGAGCG